AAGTGCTAATGAATATTAAGGAAATAGGAACAGGTGTTTGTATTATATTATTTGCAGGTGGCATTGGTTGGTCTATTCAAACTCTTATTGAAGTAGACAAAAGAACAGCTATCATGGCAGAAAAAGTATCCGAAAATCATAAAATGATTAAACCTTTGTGGGAAGATTTTATAAGAAGGAGCAAACCAAATGACAATCTTGCGAAGCTCAATACCAAAACAAATAACGAAGTCAGTTACAAGTGGAAATAAAAGAAAAAAAAGAAAACGAAAAACAAAAAATATTCAGAGGAAGTCCAGTTAGATATTGTTTATTATGTGGAAGAAAAAAATGGTCTTGTAGATGTTACAGGGTCAGTGGATTTGAGGAGTTAAGAAATGCCAAAAGACGCATGTTATCACAAAGTAAAAGCAAGGTTTAAAGTTTTTCCAAGTGCTTACGCTGGAGGAGCTATTGCAAAGTGCCGTAAGGTAGGTGCAGCAAATTACGGAAACAAGTCAAAGAAAAAAGCAGAAGGTGGTGTAATTACTGCTAAACAAGGTAAAGCTTTTACAAAAAGAAAATCCAAGAAGAAAAATGTAGCTAGAGGTTGTGGTCAAGTTTTAAATGAAAGACGTAAAGTCACAAAGTATAGATAATGGCAGTTAGAAAAACAAAAAAAGGATTAGCCTTAAAGAGATGGTTTAAGGAGGATTGGAAAGATGTTAAAACAGGCAAGGCTTGTGGTCGTCAAAAAGGTGAAAAGAGGGGCACGCCTTATTGCCGTCCAACTAAAAGAGTGTCTTCGAAAACTCCGAAGACTGCTTCGGAGATGACTTCTACTGAAAAACGTAGTAGAATAAGACAGAAGAATAAATTAGGTCAACCAGCAGGAGCACCTAGAAGAGTTAAATCACTTAGAAGAAGGAAAAAATAATGAAAAAAATGAATGCAGGACTAAAAGAATTTTTAGAGAAGAAAAAGAAAAAGCCTGTTAAGAAAATGATGGGTGGAGCTAATATGAAAAAGCCTGTTAAAGCAATGATGGGAAAATCCATGAAAATGAAAAAGAAGTAAATGGCAACTTCAAACTCAAGAGATTTCGACTTAGATGTCGGTGAAATAATAGAAGAGGCTTATGAGCGTTGTGGCTTAGAGATGCGTACTGGTTACGATGCTAAGACTGCCAGACGTTCTATGAACCTTATGTTTGCTGATTGGGCAAACAGAGGACTGAACATGTGGACAGTTACACAAGATACTAAATCTATTACTTCTGGTACGGCAACTTATTCTTTCGATGCTACTCATGTCGATCTCTTGGAAGTTGTTTTAAGAAATAGTAGTGGGACTGATTTTACTTTAACTCAAATGAGTCGAAGTGAGTATCTGACTATTCCTAATAAATCAACTACTGGACAACCAAGTCAATATTTTTTTGATAGACAAGTTACTCCTACAATAACTTTGTGGGCAACACCAAATGCTACATATACTCTTGTATACTATTATGTAAGACGTATTCAAGATGCAGATGCTTTGGTTAACACAACAGATGCTCCATTTAGGTTTTTACCTTGTATGGTAGCTGGACTTGCATACTATTTAGCTATGAAAAAAGCACCAGACAGAATTCAACTATTAAAAGCCGTTTATGAAGAAGAGTTTCAACGAGCAGCAGCCGAGGATGCCAATAGCACTCCTTTAAAGTTAACACCTAGTATGAGTTACTATAGTTATTAATATGACAAATATTATTGAAACAAAATTTGGAACTTTAGTTAATACAAGCAAGATAGCTTCTGGTAGTGCTTCACCTATCAAAAAGTCTGGAGCATTTTATAATTTTTCTATTCGTTTAAGTAATGACGATATTCGTGAATACTCTTTCACAAATAGACATAGAGCAGAAAAGATGAGAAAGATTCTAATAAGTCATTTAGAAGAAAAAATAAAGATGGACTATAAGAAGCATGGCTAGATTTACAACAGGAAAAAAAGCATGGGGATATTCAGATCGATCTGGTTTTCGTTATCGATTACGAGAGATGCGAACAGAATGGAATGGTTTGAAAGTTGGACCTGATGAATATGAAGCTAAACATCCACAATTAGAGCCTAATCATCCAGGACCAGATCCAACAGCCTTGTATCAACCACGAGTGGATGCAAGGACAGAAGTGACCGTAGAGAATCTTCTTGGTTTGAATCCATTTACTAGTACGGCTAGTAGTGCAGTGATAACAGTGTTGGAACCATCTCATGGTAGATCAACAAGTGATACTGTTAGATTTAGAAATGTATCTAGCTTTGATGGGTTTACAAAATCTATACTTGAAAGTGCAAGTGGCTATACAATAACTAAGATTGATGACAACAGATATAGTTTTTCTGCTAGTAGTGGTACGGCAATAACAGGTGGAATACAAGGTGGTGGTGGTAGAATTACTGCTGGCCCAGTTACATTGGGGACTTAAATGAGTTTTACATTAGCACAATTAAAAACAGCAATACAAGATTATACAGACAATAGTGAGTCAACTTTTGTTACGCACCTTCCAGATTTTATCAAAGCCTCGGAAGAAAAAATATTGAAGAGTGTCGATCTTGATTATTTTAGAAAAAATGTAACAAGTGCATTAACCTCGTCAGATCAGTTTTTGACAGTGCCTTCAGATTATTTAGCATCGTTTTCTTTGCAAATAACTACTTCTGGTTCAGAGAGCTTTTTACTTCAGAAAGATGTAAACTTTTTAAGAGAGTACACACCTAGTGCATCTACAACTGGTCTTCCTAAATACTTTGCACGATTTGATGAGAACAATTTTATTTTAGCACCAACACCAGACAGCAATTACACCATAGAGTTACACTATTTCTACAGACCTGCTAGTTTGACCGCAGGTGCCGATAGTGGTACAACTTGGGTTAGTACAAATGCACCGTTTGCCTTGCTTTATGGTTCTCTTGTAGAGGCTTATACTTTTATGAAAGGTGAACCAGACGTTATACAAAACTACGATAAGTTGTATATGCAGTATTTAGAAAGAGTAAAAGATCTAGGCGAAGCAAGAGAAAACACAGACGGATACAGAGTTGGTCTACCATCAAGACCGAGAACATAGGAGTATAAAATGGCAACAGCAAATGCAGCAACCAATTACCTAGAGAGAAGAATATTACACTTCTTGTTTAAGAATAACTCTCTTAGTTTGTCATCACCCGGTGATAGCATATATGTAGGACTTGCAACGGCAGTAAGTGCAGCAGAGACTGGATCAGTCACAGAGGCAAACTTTACAAACTATGCAAGACAGCAAGTTACAGCAGCAAACTGGACAACTATAGGTGCAGACTCAACAGATACACAAACTGCAAAAAACGCAGCTAATATTGAGTTTCCAGCATCTGGTGGAACTAACAATACAATAACACATGTAATAATAGCAGACGCATCTAGTAGTGGTAACATCCTTTTTGTAGGTGCTTTGGATGCAAGTAAAACAATACAGTCTGGTGATATATTTAGAATAAATGCAAACAACTTAACTATTGAGCTTAAATAATGGCATTAGTCTTAAATGACAGAGTAAAAGAAACAACGACTACAACGGGTACAGGTACGTTTAATTTAGCTGGTGCAGTTACTGGTTTTGAAACTTTTGTTGCAGGAATAGGTAATTCTAACACTACATACTATGCAGTGACTTTGCCTGGAACAGCAGAGTTTGAAGTGGGTCTTGGGACTATCACTGATGCTAGTCCAGACACTTTAGCCAGAACAACAGTTATAAGTAGTTCAAATAGTGATAGTGCAGTAAACTTTAGTGCTGGTACAAAGACAATCTTTTGTACCATACCTGCATCAAAGTCAGTATTTTTAGATGCAAGTGGTAATACAACATTGGGAGCAGACTTATCTGTAGGTGACGATCTTACAGTTGAAGGTGGTGTTATAGCTCTTAAAAACACTGGATCACAATCAGAATTAAGGATGTATTGTGAAAGCTCTAATGCACATTATGCAGCACTTAAAGCACCCGCACACTCTGCTTTTTCTGGTAATACCACACTAACTCTTCCTGCAACGACAGATACAATAGTTGGCAGAACCACTACGGATACCTTAACAAACAAAACATTAACTGCACCTACTTTAACTGGCACAGCAGTTATGGCAGATTTAGATATATCTGGTGATGTAGATGTAGACGGAACATTAGAAGCTGATGCAATTACAGTAAATGGTACCGCTTTAAATACAGTAATTGCAGGTGTCACAGTAACAAATGCAACTAACGCAGTAAATGCAACAAACTCTTCTCATGTATTAGTGACAGATAATGAAAACACAAACGAAGAAAATTTAATTGCTTTTGTAGAAGATGCAACATCAAGCA